AGGGTGCCGGGGCTAACCTTCTGGCGGACGCCACTCTTGACGCTTTGGGCGACCACAAGACTACGATGGATTACGCCATTGACGGCGGGCTCGGTCTGTTTATGGGGGCTGCAGTATCTCCGTTTGTCATCAAGGGTGTGAACGACGAGACCTTGCGGAGCCTCGCCTCTAAGTTCCAACGTGAGGCGGCTGAGAAGGAATTCACGCGCTTCAAGTCTGTGCAAGACGATCTAGGTCCAGACGCTACTCCAGACGAGATCATGGAGGAAGTCTCCAAGAGGGATGCTTGGGAGCTTAGGGATACCTTACGTATTTCTCTCGCTCCGGTTGACGCTCAGATGAAGTTCCTGCAAGACGACCCTGCGGCACATCTCACGACTAACAGCGAAGTCTTAAACGACATCAGCGCTAGGTACAACCTCGCCGCCGTGTCAGATGAAACAGAGCGTAGTGTCGTAGCTGAGTTGATCGCCCGTTCAGAGGCGATGTCTAAGGCTAACCCTGTGGACACAAAGGGGGTCACGTCCGTTCTCGCCAAGGCGAAGATGGGCGACGACCGTGGCTGGGAAAGTACCGGCATGACGCTCATGTCGTCTAACAGTCCGGTAGCCCGTAGCGTTGGGCAGATGCTTCTAGAGGGTACCACAGGTGCCGGCGGGCGCAGACGTACTGCCGCTATGTCCCAAGTCGTACGGGAGCGTCTGTACAACCGGCATATGGTTGGCTATGACGACCTGTATCACCTGTATCGGAACGAGCGCGGCGTACATATCGCCGTTGACGCGGTCAAGGGCGACGTCCGTGCGGACTTCGGCAGGGCGGTAGCTATTGAGATCGAGAGCCGCAACCTGCCTCCTGACATGGAGCGTGTGGCCCCTCCGGCGCACCCTGCGGTGTCTGCGGCGGCTGACCTGTTTGAGAAGGGCATGGACCACATGCGTATCGAACAGCAACACGTCGGCACGGTGGGCGCTGCTAGGCTTGGCAACACATCAACCGGGTACTTCATGCACAGGCTTGATCCCAAGGCTGTAGCTAAGCTGTCCCGGGTCCAGCAAGACAATGTGCGCAAAATCCTGTCGAACCAGTTTGTCTCGGAAATGGGTTATGACCGCAAGTTCTCTGATACGCTAGCTGCTAAGTACTTGGAGCGGGCTATCGACAAGCGGTACGGGATGGGACAAGTTCCCTTTAACCTACACGATCCCGAAGCTGCTGACATTGTCAATGACACCTTGAAGGCACTAGGAATAGAGTCCCATGACGCCGAGAGGCTTATGGCGAAGTTCTCTCGGGGTGGCGCTGGCCATACCAAGGGACGTCTTCGCCTTGACCTGCTGGCGGACATCGGAGACGACATGAAGCTTATCGACCTGTTCAGCACGGACATTACTGCGTTGTATCGGTCCTACGCTCGTCGCGTCTCCGGGGAAGTGGCTCTGGCTCAATACGGCATTATGGGCAAGAAGGGGCTTGATGTTCTTAAGCAGGCGATGAAGGCTAGCAATGCCTCCGAAGGGGACATGGCTGCATTCGATCAAATCTCTTCCGAGTTCCTGAACCTGTCCTATGGAAGCCATAACCATAACTACATGGACAACATCCGGATTGCTACCAGTCTGTCCCGTCTAGGTGGCATGGGCTTTACACAGTTCGGTGAGTACGGCAACGGGCTAGCTGCTGTTGGTCTACACCGCACCTTTAACGCTATCGGGTCTATGCCCCGACTGATTAAAGAAGTCGGACAGATCACTAAAGGTGGTCATGCGAAGAACCCTATTCTAGACAGTATCGACCTTCTCGGTGGACACATTGGTCTTGACGAGTACACGCTTACCCGTCTTTGGGACGTACCTGATAACAGCATCAAGATGTACGGAACCGAGAACATCGGGGTTACGTCACGAGCCCTTCGCTTGGGTGGAAACTTGCAAGCTATCCTGTCCGGGCACCGAATGATTACGGCGGTGCAGACCCGTGGTATGGCAGAACAGATCGTTCATAAGCTTATGAAGATCACCCGTGACGGTTTAGACGACGCTGCTATCAGGGACATGGGCATTAGCCCGAAGCTCCAAGCGAAGATCAAAGCAGACCTTCCTAACATCGCAGAGTTCGACGGTAAGGGCAACCTGACTAAGCTTGACCTGTTTAAGTCTAAGATGTTGGAAGAGGATATTATGGAGATGCGAGACGCGATTGAGCGTGGTGCTTCTCAGATCATCCAGCGCACTTACACCGGGGAAACCGGGAAGTGGGCGCACAATGGCTTCCTAAAGATACTGGCACAGTTCCGGACGTTCAGCCTTACCGCTGTAGAAAAGCAGTGGGGAAGGAACGCTAGGAACTACGGGGCGCTTAAGTCCGCAATGTACCTTCTAGGCGCTATGTCGTTCGCTGCTCCCATCCATGCCGCCCGCGTTCATGCTAGGACGCTTGGTATGTCCCGGAGTGAGCGCGAGGAGTATATCCAGAAGAACATGGATGTCGGCGCGTTTGTGCGGGCTACGATGGGTTACGCCTCAGCCTCCGGCCTTCTCGGGGACATCTACGACGTCGGTGTCGGGGCGTTCTCTAGCTGGTTCGGAGACGAGGGCCGGGACTTCGCGGAGACCATCGGCGTTCGTGGCGGCGGTCAGAACAAGTTCCTAGGAGGCGTCATAGCCCCGGGGGCTTCTCTGATCGAAGACCTGTACGCGGGAGTGCGCGGTGATCCTCACAAGCTCTTGCGAGCGATGCCGTTCAGTAATCTCCCTTATATCCAACCTCTTGTAAACTTCACAAAGCAAGAGGACGAATAACAACTAGCGGCCTGTCCTTAACGGGGCGGGCCGCTGCCCTTTGGAAATGATACCATCGGGCACAGAGTTCAACCTTAACATCGGAGGAACAGAGCATGTCTCTTGACCCGATGCTGGCTACTAGCGCTAAGTTCTCCATTAACACGTTCACCGGCGACGGTGTAAAGACTACGTGGGACTTAAACTTTTCTGGTGGCTACATCCGACGTGACCACGTCAAAGCATACTCGACTTCTCTTGCCGATGTAAACACGACGCAAGTGTTGTCGTGGGTTGGCCCGAACCAAGTGACTATTACACCTCCGGTTCCTAACGGCCACACTCTCACAATCTATCGTGATACTCCAAAGGATTTGCCCGTAGCGGACTTCCTCGATGGAGCTATCATCAACGAAACAAACCTTGACTTCATCGCTAAACAGTCCGTCTTCGTTTCCGCTGAAATGGTGGACAGACTTAACCTGTTTGCTAACGAAGCGCACCAAGCCCTGATTAACTCTGAACAAGCTATCACGTTTGCTCAGGCTACGATCAACGGGGACTTCACTTTGTTCCTTCGGGGCAACGTGGCGAATAACTGGACAGTCGGTCAGAACTTCCCTGTAGGGACACAAATCGCCGGATCAGCTATTGCTACGCAAAGCTACGTTACGTCTGCTTTGGGCTCATACGCGACTTCTGCAAATCTCAGCGCTGCTGTTACAACGGCGGCTACGGACGCGACGACTAAGGCTACTGCTGCCCAAACCGCCGCTGCTGCGGATGCGACTAACAAGGTCAACATAGAAACTAATCGCGCTAAAAGCATGGAAGGCTTCCTTCTTTGCATAGCGCTTCGCTAAGGAATAACAATGGCTAAGACGCCTAATAGCGCGATCACGCCGCAGACGCCTAAGTCGTGGACTGCGCAGAATAACAACACCGCTTACACCGGCACACTGACTGCGCCTACAGGCTCTGGTCTGGTTACGCTGGCGACCGGCTCTCTCGACGGGGACCGGATCACTTCTCTTAAGCTTACGCCTTTCCAAGCGAACGCTACGGCGGTGCGGGTTGATCTTTGGCGTAAAGTTGGTGCCTCCTTCTTCCCGATTAACTCCGTCGTTCTGCCGGTAGTTTCTCTCGGCGCTGCTAAGCTTGAGCCAGTGGATTTTGGGTTCTCTGAAAACAACCCGCTGTTTCTTAACTCCGGCGACCAGCTTGTGCTTGGCGCGGCAGGCGTAGCCAGCTTCGTCGCGGACGCCCAAGGGGCCAGCTACTAATGGCCCTGCTGGGAATGCCTCCGCAATCGCTGGTGTTTCCAAAGCAAAAATTAGTACGGCCCGGCGAGAGCCTGTCTGGAAGATTTAGTCTAGGAAGCTCAGCCGGGCCTGAAAGCTGGCTCTCTTTATTCCGTAAAGATGGCGGGCAGTTCACAGACGCAAAGCTCGCCGTAACACCTGCTGGTGAGACCTACCTTTCGGTAGTATCGGACTTGTATCCTGTTAACTCCAGAGAGGTAATTACCACTAAGGTAGATCGTTTCGGTGAAGTGGTTTATTCCACTTACTGCAATGCAAACGGTTATTACGCCCCAAAGCCAGTGTTGTACGGTAGCGGTGACATTGAGTTGCCTTTGGTAATTTTGCCTAACCCTTGGTCAGCCGCCGACCCAATAAGGACTACCTTCGTCCGACTTAACTCTTACGGGTCTATAGCCAGACAGACCTCAATAAGAGTGCAGGACAAGCCTTGGGACTTAGGAGGTGGGCTGGTTCGTGTCTTCAATAGTGCCTACTATTCAGAGGACATTTCTTTTTACGCTGCTGAGTACATCGACTTTGACAGCCCGTATACTAGGGCCTCTGTAATCAAAGTATCGCAGTCCAGCGGTGTCCAGTGGGTGCGGGGATTTGAGTACTCTAGTTCACAGCACCCCCAAAATTTTGGTGGTGTATGTGTTGATAGTCAGGGTAACTCGTACGCTATTTCAACCGAGGGTCGAAGCATAGTAGTTAAGTTAGACCCTGCCGGCAATGTACTATTCCAAAAAAGAATAAACGGGATATATGACCCAACGGACAATCCGTTTCGTTCTAGCGCTATTGCATTAAGTCCTAACGGAGACGTATTCATTGTCGGCCAGAACTTCGGCATTTGGGATAACGCCGTTTTATGCCTAAGCTCCTCAGGAACACTCAAGTGGGCTAAAAGCTTGGGTAGTGGGTTTCTGGCCTCCGTTGTCGTTGATCCCGTCGGGTCAGTATACGTACTCGGGGATATGGGTAACGGGATTACTTTGGTCAAGCTGTCGGAAAGTGGCGGCTTGCTGTGGAGTAAGACTTTTATAGGAAGTTCTCTCGCTCCCAAAGACATGGCACTATCCAAAGAGTTTATCCACTTTTCTGGAATGGGCAGTTCTAATGTCCTATTGGGTAAAATTCCGATTGATTGGGCAGGAGCAGGAAAAACTGCCGGCATAACCTACGGTGCTATAAACATACCTGTCACCAACCAAGCTTTGACTTTAAGCGACGTGTCAATCCCTAATGTTCTTAAGCCTAGCCTTAGTGCGGGAAACACCGTTAGCGCGCTTAGCTACAAGTTTGGTTCCACATCGTTAAACCCTGTATAAACATGAGTACAAGAACAATGAACAACGAGTTGGGCGAGTACGCCGTTCGTGCTGGCCCAGCGCTTGCTACGAGCGGGCTGACCCTGTTTGGTCTGCCTATCGCAGATATCGTGCAGGTTCTCGTTGCTGTGTATACCATCCTTCAAATCGGGTGGTTTATCTACAGCAGAGTAAAACAGAAGAAGTAAAGATATGGCTGCTAATGAAGGCAAGCTGAGTGACCTTCACGAGAAAGTCGCTCACGTACTGTCAGAGGCCCTCAATGGGCAGGAACTGCCGGGAGAGATCGACGAGGAAACCGGAGAGGTCAGGGTAATCAAAATTCCCCCTTCTGCTGCTATCCTTCAAGTCGCGGCTAAGTTCCTCAAGGACAACAACATCACCTGTGCTCCTAGCGAAGACAACGCTATGGGAGAACTCAAAGCAAAGATGGAAGCTAGGGCTAAGGCCCGAGAACTCCGGAAGTCAGACGTTGTGTATGCTTCCGAAGATATGAGCTTCCTAACGGGCCTGCCTAACTAATGGCTAGCCGGGAGAGCGCCGAGGCTGCTCTTAAGCGTTGGAAGCAACTTGAGCTTCTACAGCAAGAGTACCGAAGCTTCGGCACATTCCTAGAGGACGCGATGGCGCACCTTGGGTTCCCTACGAGCCCGGTGCAATTCGACATTGGGAACTTCTTGGCTCACGGGCCACAGTACTCAATGATCCAAGCCCAGCGGGGCCAAGCTAAGACCACGATCACTGCGGCGTTCGCAGTGTGGACGCTCATTCACGAGCCGCGTTCCCGAGTGCTAATCCTCTCGGCAGGCGGCACACAAGCGAATGAAATCTCCACACTGATCGTTCGCCTCATCATGACTATGGAAGGCTTGGAATGTCTGCACCCTGATCCGACTAACGGGGACAGGACGAGCGTTGAAGCGTTCGACGTGCATTACAGCCTCAAGGGTGTGGACAAGTCTCCTAGCGTGGCCTGCGTCGGTATTACCGGCAACCTCCAAGGTAAGCGGGCTGACCTCCTTATCGCAGACGATATCGAGAGTACGAAAAATTCTCGTACAGCGAACATGCGGGAACTCCTGCTGGACCTTACGAGGGACTTCACGTCTATCTGCGCCACGGGCCGCATTGTGTATCTCGGGACCCCTCAGTCTCAAGAGAGCATTTACAACACATTGCCGGCACGGGGCTTTACCGTCCGTATCTGGCCGGGCCGGTTTCCAAGCCCGGAGCAAATCGAGAACTACGGAGACATGCTTGCTCCGTTTATCTCTCGGGCTCTAAAGGCAAATCCGGCTCTCGCATTTCGTGGCGGGATGCTAGGGGATCAGGGTCAGCCTATTGACCCCGGTTACATGAGCGAGGAAATCCTCCAGAAGAAAGAGCTAGACCAAGGCCCTACCTACTTCCAACTCCAGCACATGCTGAATACGAAGCTGGCGGACGCCGCGCGGTTCCCGCTCAAAGTGGAGCAACTCGTTGTCATGCCCCTAGGTAAGACAGAGTACTTCCCGCTTAAGGTTATCCGTGGGATGACCGAAGGCAGCCTTAAAGCATATAGCGTCGGGACCGTCACATTTAAGATGGCCACCCCGCACGTCGGAAGCTCTGATGAGCCAAACGACGTGGCTAAGCTTCAAGGTATCTGCATGTATGTTGACCCTGCGGGCGGCGGAAAGAACGCCGACGAGACCGGGTATGCTGTTACAGGTTTCCTTAACGGAAACGTGTACTGGCTTGCATCGGGGGGTCTTCCGGGAGGGTACTCTGTCGAAGTTTTGGAGCGGCTGGCTAAGGTCGCTGCCGACTGGAAAGTCAATGTTGTAAAGATCGAGAAGAACATGGGTTACGGTGCGTTCCGTGAAGTGTGGCTTCCGATCCTTAGGAAACAGCATCCTACAACCTCCGTCGAAGACGACATGGTTTCAGGACAGAAAGAACTACGGATCATCGAAACCCTAGAGCCGGTTATCGCTCGCGGGTCGCTAATCGTAAACCAAGACATTGTGGATATGGACCGCGAGTGTTGCGATAGACACGAGATGTCTAAGCGCGCTCTATACAGCGTGTTCCATCAGATGTCTAAGATCACGCGCGAACGCAACGCGCTGATCCATGATGACCGACTGGACGCCCTTGAAGGGGCTGTCCGACATTGGGTCGCTCAGCTTGCTATCGACCAGCAACGTGCCGTCGAACAAGCACGGGCTCGTGAGCTAGCTGAGACTTTGAAAGACCCATTAGGCCACCGACGTTATGACCCTCCGGGTCGCCGTGGTGGTTCCCTCTTTGACAAATATAGGAGATAACAGGTATGCAAGCTTTCTCTCTCCCTTCCCCGAACATCGGCGGACAGGGGCATCACCTGCGCCGGATCGCGGCCAAAGCGATTAGCTACATCGAAACCTCCGCCCCGTCGTACACGGGTGGCGTGGGTGTGGCTGGCAGGCATCCGTCTGCCGACGAGCTCGAAGCGTTCTTCCTCGCCTGCGCGGCGGCTGTTACGCCCTTCAAGATGGCTACGCCTGTCACTGACGAGACGGGCACGTAATGCAAAACGTTTCCGTAGTTCCCGCTGTAACGCGAACGTCAGTAGGAGACATGTTTGTTCTAGACGTGAGCGACAGGGAGGCTGTCCTTGTCAACATCACGTCTATCGGCGGTGGTGGTACCCTTGTCTTTGAGGGTACCGTCGACAACACAAACTGGTTTTCTGTTCTTGCTACGCCTATGGGCGCAACGGGCGGCGTTACTTCTACTACCGCAGTCGGGGCGTTTCTGGTCGATGTGACGCTGGCCGTCCGGTTTAGGCTGCGCCTTTCGGCGTACACGTCTGGAAACATCATCGCCCACGCCTCCCATGCTTACGAAAGCCGTCCTGCCACTAGACAAGTCGGGGCAGTGCTTGGCGCTGGGTCTTCTGTCATCGGCGGCGTCGTACAGACGCAGGCTGTTTCGCCTGCTGCCGGAACTACCGCATTCAGGCGGCTGTCAACCGCTGACATTAACGCAATCGCTGTCAAGGCTTCTGCTGGCAAGCTTCTTGCCGGGGCGATCTTCAATGAAAGCGCCTCAAAGCGGTATGTAAAGTTCTACAACAAGGCATCCGCACCCGCTCCGGCTACTGACACGGCCTTGCTGGTCTTTACATTAGTCCTTCAACCCAACACTCTGGTCTACATTGACCAAGTGCTTGGTAGTACGGGGCACTCGTTCACCACCGGGATTTCTTACGCCATCACCGCCGCTCTGGCAGACGCTGACGTAACCGCTATCGCGGCGAACGAAGTCACTGTGAACCTCCTGTATGCTTAAGGTGTTGAGCCTCGTCGTAATGACGGGGCTCCTCTCCTGCGAAGCTCGTCCGGAAGTATCCGCGCCCTCCGGGCTTGGAAGCAAACCTGAGGCAGCCGAGAGCAGCACGGGTCAGCGACCCTGGGGTTACAACCCTGACAATAAGCCTGCGGCATTTAAGTGCCATGGGACTAAGGGTAAACCCGCTGCTGCCTGTCGAGGACCGGGCGGAAGAGTATGGACTTAACGCTAGGAGAGGCGAATGGATTTCTATAAGGCTGGTCGCCTCATTGTAGGCGGCGTAGCAGCGGTTACCGCGCTTGGTTACACGGGTGCTCTGCTGATTAAGCAGTCAGAAGGCTTGTCGTATACGTCGTATCAGGACAGTGCCGGCATCTGGACTATCTGCTATGGGCATACTGGCCCTGAGGTAGGCCCTAGGCAGCGAGCCACACAGGCTCAATGCGATGCTCTGTTCGATAAGGACGTGCGAAAGCACGCTGCTGGCGTACTTAGCTGTACGAAAAGACCCTTGAACCAGAACCAGTTTGACGCTGTCGTCTCTCTGGCCTTCAACATCGGGGTTAGGAACTATTGCAACAGCACATTGAGCCGGAAAATTAATGCCGGGGATTGGGCTGGGGCTGCAAACGAGTTCCCGAAGTGGAATAAGGTAACGATTGATGGCCGGAAGGTCGCGCTAAGAGGGCTAACGAACCGGAGATTGAAGGAGCAGGCGCTGTTTATGGCTCCTGAGGCTCATGACCGGGCAGGCCGTCTGGCATTGAAGGAGTTGGTCACGCAGTGACGAGCGGAATGAAGGTCAAATTGGCGGCTCTAGGAGCCTTGCTGGCGGCGATCTTGGTCGTCTGGGGGGTTGTATCCCTCCAGCGCGGGAAGGCCGCTCAGGAGGCTCTGGAGAGCTACGAAACGGCATCCCGGATTGACACCCGGGTGTCCAAGAAGGTCGAGAAGCGGGTCATCGCCCGAGCCCGGGTTGAGGCCCGGGAGGATCAGGCGGTCGAGAAGGCGCTCAAGGGGGCTCCAGAATGGGCCGCTGAGGAGGTTCCTCCCGATGTCCTAAAGGCACTACGGGAATGAGGACGATGGCTCTCAGCGGGGTTCTCTGTGCCGCTATGGCGGTGTCAGGGTGCGCCACTTCGACTGTGGTCCTCCGGCCTCCTGCCGAGTACCTGCGCCCGTGTGTTGCCCCGGAATTAATCGGGAGTACGAACGGTGCGCTCGTGGAGTACGCTAATGGTCAAAAGCAGGCTCTTAGGGCTTGTAATGACGATAAGCGTGCTATTAGGGAATGGCTTGCCGAAGCGGACAAGAAGTTCTAAGCGGGTCAGCGGTGCATGTTAAAGCGGTTATACGCGGTAGCGTGCATCGCGGGCTCACGACCAAATTTTGATATGCTGTTGCGAGGGGGTGCCCTCCGATAAGGGCGCGCGGTATACCCCCTTGGGGGCCTGTTGGCACGGGCTTTGCTACGCGCATAGGCGTGTTACACGCGGTTTAACAGCACGCGCGACTTAAGGATATCGCACGCGTTAATCCTTTCTTTGCCGGGAGTGATGGCCGGCATTGATCCGGGCTTAGGGCTAAGGTCCG